TACTAATTTAAAAACAGATCATCCTTGTTTATTACGTCATGGCGTAGAAATAAATGATAAACAATCATTTGTATCTTGCATGGGAGATATTTTAACATATGGTATTAATAATGAAAATTCCACACTGCAAACTATAAAAATAATGAAGGAAAAAATTATAGAATCCATTAACATTGATAATTTTATCACATATCAAAATGGAAATCTAGTTAATGATTTTAAAAGTGACAAAATGGATAATATTAATATTGAAAATTATTCGTCATCAAAATTATATTCAAAAATTGATAAAAACAATGATGAAGAGGTTCTATATTTTAAAAAAGTTGCAAGTGCATTGGAAAATTTTATTAATTATTTAAACGATGATGACGCAATTATTGATCACACATATTTATGGGATATTATGTCAAAACCAAATCCTAAGTTATTTGTAAAAGGTCTTAATCTAATTATTTTTAAAATACCAAATGATGATATTACTAATAACGTTGAATTATTATGCCCTAGTAATCATTATTCTAATGAATTTTATGAAACTAGAAAACCTACTGTATTCATAATCAAAGAAGATAAATATTATGAACCGATTTATTCGTATACTGTTACAAATAAAAAATACAATGTTGTGAAAATGTTCAACGAATACGATCCCCGTTTATCTTTATCCGTGCGTAACATTTTCAAAGATCTTATTAGGCCTTTCGTATCAAAATTTTGTAAACCACTTGATAGTATGCCAAATGTTTACAAGGCTAAACGGGCACCATTATTAATGAGTCTTATACAAAAATTAGATAAATATGATTATAATGTTTTGAAACTTGTAATGAATTTTAATAATAAAATTATTGGTGTAATAGCAGAAAGCCCTAATACATCAAAATCATCATGTTTTGTTCCATGTTATCCGTCATCGTTTGATGAAAATATTAAAAATAACATTGGTTTTGTTTTTATGAATGATCTATCATTATGGAAAAGTTATGAAGAAACATTTGAATTTTTAACAAAACTTTATAATAAAAGTATTAAACGAAAAAATGATGCTACTTCAGATCTAAACTGTAAACCAATATTGAAGGTGGTTGAGGATGAATTGGTTGTTGGTATAATTACTGAAACAAATCAATTTATTCAAATATCTGAACCAATACCAGAAATTGATATTAAAAGCGAACAGAACTTGCCTACTTTAAAAAATGCAAATTACGTTGTTAATACAAACAAGGAAAAGGATTTTATTGCAAGTGATTCTATAATAACTACTACAAATAAAGTAGATTCTGAAAGGGTTGATTATATGAAAAAAATAACTTATGAAACCAATTTTTATAATATTTTTAGAAATACAATTCGTATTTTATTGAACGATTATAGTAAAATTAAACTTAGAGAACAAATTGAAAATGAAATATTGAAGGACTATATTATTTATTCTCAAAAATTGGTAAAAATTAATAAGTTGTTGCGGGAATTAGTTGATAATCAGATACAATTCATTGGAGATGAAAATTACTACAAATTGATTGATGAATTTACTACCTGTATAGTAAAAAATAAAGATTCTTGCAGTAAATCACCTACTTTGTGTATGTTTACAGAAACAAACTCATGCAATTTGATTTTGCCAAAAAAAAATTTACTTACTGGTAAAGAAAACGAAGAACTATATTTTGGAAAAATATCTGATGAATTGATAAGATATAGTAGAATTCAATCATTCATGTTACAACCACAATCGTTTTTATCTTTCGGAAATATTGGTTATAATTTACGAGACAATGAAATTATAATGTTACAATCACTATTGACAAATGATTATTTTGAATCACTTGAACCTGCTATTATTAATAAATATGTGAAATTTAATTCACATGATGAAACTGAACCAATTATAAGTCAAATTTATGATAATAAAGTTAGAGACAGTGATCAAAATAATAATAATAATCTTTTAGAATCTTGTAATAAAGAAATAAATAATAAAATATCATCCGGTATTTGGAAAAAGTGCTTTCCTGAAAAATACAAGGAAATAGAATATGCAAAGAAGTTTACCTGCACATTTGAAATCATAATAGATATAATTGAAAAAACAAAAAATGAAAAAATAGAAATGAATCAAATAAAAAATATTTTATATGAAGAATACAAATACTATATTTCAAATTATCGTGAAAAAATAGTAGATATTTTAATTAGTGAGGGGAAGAAAAATCTTGGCGATCAGGTGAAATCTAACGTGTTATCATTTTTAAATTTAATATATTCAGATAATTATTTTTTAACAGTTTTAGATATGTGGTTGTTAGTTAATAAATACAAAATACCTACTTTTTTTATTTCAACAAAAAAACTATTACAAACTAATTACGAAAAAAATATATTTTTAGGGTATGGTAATGAAAACGATAAATTTTGTTTTATACTTGTCCCCGCGTTGAAACCTGAAAGTGTTCCTATTTTCAAACTTATAACAAACGATAAAAATGATATATTTATATCATTAAAAGAAATAAAGCAGAATTGTAGTAACGAATTACAATTTGCATTTGATAATAAAATCAATATACAAAATTACATAAAGGATTTTGTTAAAATAGAGAAGCCTAAAAAAATCAAGGGTATACCATTGAATAGTAAAATAGAAATTGAAGGTGATATCGTAGACGAAGAAGATGAATGAAGTAATAGAGAATAAATTATTTATTATTTTATGTTCTATGAAGAGTAACAATATTTTCAACTATTGTTAGTTCATCATTATCACTGTTGTTAGTATTGTTACTATTGTTATTGTCATCACTATCATTATCTTCATCTGTTTCTTCTTCATTATCTTCATCTGTTTCTTCTTCGTTATCTTCATCATTTACATGATAATCTCCAATTAGATTGTATGCATGATCCTCCAAAAAACATTTCTTCTCTTTACTAATTTCAGTTTCAAAGAAATGTATGTGTTTACTGTTATACTCAAAACTTTCTGTTGTATTTGAACTATTACTAAAAAAATCAAAAAAGTCTACAGTTTTTTTGTATATTTTTCTACCGAATAAAGGATTGAATCTATTAAAAGCAGTCAATTTTTTTTTCAATACTTTTTTACACTGGATTCTATCTGTGTATAATAAAGAATATTGTGATGTTATGTATAATTCTAGATAAGGCTGCATTATTTTTATTAATAAATCTTTTGGAAATGTTTCATCAATAATTATTTGACATTTTCTAAAGTAAACGTCTGAATTGTAGTTTTCTATCATAGAATCAATATCATCGCAAATACTATTTTTAGTAGAGTTTGTTAAATAATTTTTTATTGAAAAATTTCTCAGTAAATATTGATATTTTTTTACAAATTTGTTCAAATCAAAATTTGTTTTAAAAAAATAATAAAATAATTCTGGATGTAACGATGTTTTGCTTTTTATAAAAAAATAAATATTGTATAATGTTGATTTATTTAACGCAATATTATTATACGGATTTTTTATTGGCATCGGGTTACTAAAAAAATGATATGAATTTGCTATTGAATTATGTGTTATTTTAACTAACTCATGAATATTGAAAAGATACTTGTAATTATTTTGAAATAAACAATAAACATATTTTTCATTTTCTTTTATTTCATTCATAATTAAATCTGTATTAACCATAATTTTTGCTTTTTTATACTTGTACAAAAAAGCAAGCCTTGAAAAAGCGTTATATGTCTTTTGTATTTTATTGAAATTATCTAAAAAACATTCTTTCATCTCATCCGTATAAAAAATATTTTCAATTGTTTCATTCAAAAAAGTGAATTTATTTTGAATAGAGTATGTTTTTTGAGTAAAAATAAAAAAACTAATTGTGTGTATAGTGCTGAAAATATGTCTATTATTTTCATGATAATTTTCAAAACCTATTATTTTTTTACTTATTAAATGAAATGTGTGCATATTATTTTTTATTTATATTAACAATAATCTATTTAATATAAATTTATATTGATATAATATATAATGACGTCAATTATACCTACATCTGCAAGAGATTTTTCTACGTATGATAGTGGGAATTATACTTCCATGTCAGGGATCGCATCAAGTGCTAATGGTTCAATTATCTATGTATCTATCAATGGAGTAGGTGTTATACAATCTATCAATAGCGGTTCTACATGGAATAGTGTTCTTTCTGCTGGAATTACTTCAGTTGCATGCAGTTCTGATGGAATTATCGCTTATGCCGTAAGTTTAGGAAGTGCTCTTTATAAATCAACTAATTCAGGATCTACCTGGAATCAAGTTACTTTTTCTCCAAATAACACATTACCAGGAGGTTCAGCAAATCCAGAAAGTCCAGCCGGCGGAGTTTTTCCAGGTTATGAATTAACAAATATATATCAAATTGCTTCCGATTCAACTGGTTCCAAGTTAATTATGACGACCAATGCGGCTGCTTCTATTTATCAATCTACCGACGGAGGTTCAACTTGGTCATTCTTATATGTTCCTCCAGGATACAACACTAATCCTCTCACTCCAACGCTAGTTGCAAGTAACGCAGACGGAACAGTTCTATACGCAGCATTAAATAGTAACACTATTCAACAAAATATTATTGTAAGCACAGATTCAGGTGTTACCTGGAATAACATGAATATGTTTAGTGTATCAGGACCTTTTGCAACTTTATCAACTAATTCGTATGGAGACTTTGTTTATGCGGTTTCTTCTGTTTCTGGTAACTGTCAATTAAATACATTTTACCCTACACATGCTGATATTGCTGTATTAGTGGCTGGGAATGGAAATACTTACGTTGCATTATCAAGTTATAACGATGGAAATAATATTATAATTGCTCAAAATAATTACCCAGATAGTTTGCCACATACTATTACCAATGGCGCTGTTGTGTTTTATTCAGTTGTTAATAAATATACTCCGGGCGTCGCTTGTTTCAAAGATGATTCCAAAATTTTATGTTTCAAAGAAGGCAACGAAGTGTATATAAAGGTTCAAGATATTAGAAAAGGTGATTTAGTCAAAACACTGAACCATGGTTATGTTCCAGTAAATATAATTGGAACAACTAAATTATATAATTCCGGTGACACGCTAAGAGGGAAAAATAAATTATATGTGTGTTCTGTAGATAAATATCCAGAATTAACAGAAGATTTGATAATTACGGGACGTCATTCTATTTTGGAAGATAATATTACTGAAAAACAAAAAGAGGGAACATTAGAACTAGTAGGCCGCATAATGATAACAGACAATAAATTCAGAATTATGGCTTTTTTGGATGAAAGGGCGACACCGTATTTGGAAAAAGGTCTCTTTAATATTTGGCATATTGCTTTGGATAATAATGATTATTATATGAATTATGGAATTTACGCTAATGGACTTTTAGTAGAAACATGCAGTAAACGTTATTTAAAAGAATTCTCGGGTATGACATTAATTGAATAAAAAATATAATATAAATTATTTTAATCATATTTTTTCTAAAATGTAAAACTAATCTAATCTAAAACCCTGGATTGTAATCGTCATCTTCACCCATATCTTTTGGTTTTATACTAATTGCATTGTTTTGAATACTGATTTTATTCACTGAACAAGTATCATTTGGATTATCTATATTACCAAAGAATTTATCTATCTCTTCAACTACGTCCACATTTTTATATTCCGCAGCCGCTTCCATCTTAATCATTTCGTCTATGTCTAATACTACTTGGAATGCACTTGTGCCGAAGAAACCTTCTTGACCACACATTACATTCGCAGATATTCCTTTCAGAGTATCAAGTTCTGCATGTCTAGCTGCTTTCAAAAACATCTCAGGAGTTTCTTCAAATGATGCTTTGGCAATTGGTCCAATATTATCATTATTAATACCGTGTCTGAATATAGATATCATTTTACTTGTAAAAGTCATTCTATCTACTAGAACACTATAATTGTGATAGTTAACATATGCACCATCAAATTCAATAACATCTACCAATTCATTGTAAATTGCTTGACGTGCTGCTTCAATTCCGAGCACATTGTAGATCTCAACTATATCATTACTAAATGTTCTCGTATTATCAATATAATCAATGCCTAGAATTTCTAATAAATTGGTTCCCATTGTATCTAGAACCCATATGTCTTCTCGTTTGTATAAACCATTCTTCTCCACAACGTTATCTTTTATCTTGCGGAGAATAACCTTGTTTATACCTTTAATTCCACGAAGCACAACGTTTTGTAATAATTGATCTTGGAAATTCTTTAAAATATAAATTTGGTCTGATTGATCAAGTGGTAGTTTTGTTTTTGCAGCTCCCGATTTACCGGAATTATTTTTTATTACTTCATTCATTCTAATTCTAAATACTAATTTGTCCGCATTATAATCTGAATAAACACAATTAATTTGGTTTTCATAACAATTGTTTAGTGTGAAATTAACGTCGTCCATAGTAATGTTCTTTTCAAGCATAATTTCTGGATCCATTTCCATACGGATAATCCACTTGGATTTTTCATTTTCATCATTTGTTAAATTTACTTCTGCGCATCCTGCAACCATGCTCTCAAATGCCCTGTATTGTTGAATTGTATCTTTGTCTTCTGAAATCAAAGTGTTCAAATCATCTGGGTCAAAACAGATTTCTATGGATTTTACTATTTCTACTAATTTAGTGTGTTCAATCATATACATAATGGTTTGTGCTTTTTCTTTTTGAGTTTCTTCTTCTTCTTTCAAGTAAATGGTTAGTGATGGATTTTTTGGTTCAGATGAGAGTGATAGAATTTCTTCAATTCTTGGCACACCACGAGTCACGTTGGATTTTGATGCCACTCCGGCAAAATGAAATGTATTCAAGGTATTGTGAACAATGATACCATAATCAGTCATAAAAGTTTGGTTTCCTGGCACTGTAAAATCATAGACGAAATTATGTTGATCAGGTGTGTATATTTCAATTTTAATGATTTCGTCCCAAATAACATTAGCATTAATACTTTGCTCAATAATTTTGAGTTCATTTTGAATTAAATGTGATTTTTCATGTGTCTTAAATGTTTCATAATATTTCTCTAAGGTTCTACGACCAATACTTTCTATATTCTTTCTTTTGTAATGACCATAAATTCTACTTTGTCCTGGAAGTTGTAATGTTTTTCCGCAATATGCAACTACATCTGCCATACCGTTGATTTTGTCAATTTGTTCTGATACAAACACTGCATCATTTCTTTCAATATATTCAACTAAATTATTTAATTTTTCTTCATGTAAAACACTTCCAATTTTTTCTCTATAAATTTTAGCATATTTTGGACTAATATTTAAATGATAAAGAGGTTTATTATTTTTGTTTTCGGTTTTCATATTTCCAAAAATATCAAAATAATTCAAAATAAGTCCTAAATCCTTGATTAATTGTTCACTTCTACTGCAACAACGAATTTGATGATGTTTCTCATCGCATTGAAAGTTACCATCACCGTCAAAATATCCTTGGTATAAACCTGCTTTAAATTCATTAGGTGCACTGAAAGCAAAATCTGGAACTTGTTTTACAAAACTTCCATTACCACATGTAGTTAGTAATAATTTGGCTAGTTCAGAACAATTAAATTTTGTTGTAATAGATACACCGTATTCTCCTTGTTTTTCACTTATACGACAGTCCTTATTGAAACGTCGCGCAAATTTTTTAGTATTTTCAATATAATGTTCTGAAATATTGGTTATTGCGATTTCATTGTAATTCAAATTACCTTCTGCTAAATAACCGCCTACAAACCATCCGAATAAGTGGTCCAGTTTGTAAGATTTATTGTTAATTTCAATTGTATCTTTTACAAAACTATTATCAATATGTTTGCAAACTGGAATTCTCATTCCTTCTTTCATGTCTGCTCCTACAATTGGAAATACTTGATGATTTTCACGAATTAAGTGGGAATGACTTGTTGTGGTTTCAACAGTTCTACCACTTTTTGTAGTTACTTTCATCATTTGACCATTTACTGGATGTCTGCTAATGTGTGAAATTTTATTCCAAGTAGTCTTTTCATCTTTGGATACGCCAACAATATAATAGTCATTTTCCATTTGTTCTAATAAAGTTTCAACACTATTTTCATGTCCTGTATTGAATGTCATGTTTGGGTTATTAAGAATAATCTCATCACAAAATTCACCAACAACAATAGATTTCATTGAAATTTCATTCGTTACCTTATTCTTACAAATAATTTTGTGTTGTGTGTTACTAAGAACCGACATCTGAGTTGAAACTTCGCCAATACTCTGACCAGCTATCATGCCAACCATTTCACCTGGTGCAACAATGGCTCTCTTATAAGTCAATACAATTGTGCTCAATAATAGCATAAGCGCGTCTTTATTGAAACGCTTTACAATGAGCAAATCTTTTGGTGATAAGTAATAGTAATACAAAGTTTTGAATAATACTGTTGGGGCTACGTAATGAATTTTCTCCAAATTTTGATATGTTTGTTCAATTAGTTCAAATGCTTCTACCATTGTAATATCTACTAGAGAAGTGCTATTAATATTAAACTGACCTTGGATGTTACTGATAATGTATTGAAATCCAACAGGGCAGTTTACAATACTATCTGATTTCTTCTTGAAAACGTTTTGAATTATTTCGGATCGCATCTCAATCATCATGTTTGAATATTTTAAACATATGTCATTCATCTTTTCGGATTGTTTCTTGAAACGAGTCAAAGTATTTTTCAAAAAGATATTAGATAGGGCTTTGGATTTTGCATTTTCATCTGGGATATTGAAGTGAGCATAAATATCTTGTGTGCTCATTGTAACAATAGGAATAAATTGATTCTCTACTTTTGTTGTGTCAATACCATCGTCACCATATGCAAATTGGACAATTTTATTTTTGTTTGTTCTAATTGTCATGTCATAATGAACCATCAAATCCTCTAGGCCCTTGATTAATCTTCTTTGAATATAACCAGTTGTAGAAGTTTTAACAGCTGTATCAATTAAACCAACGCGACCACCCATAGCGTGGAAGAAGAGTTCTTGTGGTGATAGACCATTGATATAAGAACTTTCTACGAAACCGCGAGCGCTTGGAGAGTCATCAAATTTGGAGAAATGTGGTAGTGTTCTATGTTCAAAACCATATGGTATGCGTTTACCATCTACGTTTTGTTGACCTAGACATGAAATCATAAACGAGATATTCAGATCTGAACCTTTTGAACCTGCTTTTACCATTGTTACGAAACGGTTGTTTGCACCAAGACTTTTTAAACCAATTTTACCCGATTCAGATGTTGCTTGATTTAAAATATTATTTACTTGAGTTTCAAACTCCTCTTCATTTGTTTTACCTGTATTATTTTCAAAAATTCCTATTTGTGTTTGGTCAATTAGATTCTTGACGTCGGTTTTCTTTTTTGTGATGACGTCAATAATTTCGTCATTTGTTTTTTTATCGGATATTAAATCACTTATTCCTACACTAAAACCACTACTTTTCATGTATTCTGTAATGACATTTTGTAAATCATCAATGTATTTTGCAGAGGCCATATTTCCAAAATCATTGCAGATTCTGTGCAATAGACCTTTTGAACCTGCTGCAAGAACATCTTTGGTCATTTGACCACGAATATATTCGCCATCAATGATTTCCAAAACTCCTGTCTTGGTTGTGTTGTAATCGTCTTTGTCTTCAACAAAACCTTTTGTCTTGAATTTCAAAGATAGTGGTGGTGTAATCTGTGTTAAAATATTGAAACTTGATATTTTATTCTGTTTGTCAAAAGCAGCAATCAGTTCATTTTCATTAATTCCGTCAAACATCATCAAGATATTCATTGCTTCTCTTGGTGTAAAACTCACGTCTTTTCTTGTGAATTGATAACATCCAAGCATTGAGTCTTGATAAATGCCAATAATAGATGAATTATTGGCCGGACTAATTATTTGAAAAGGAACTGCTGCTAAGTTTCTTAATTCGGCCTCGGACTCTGGGTCCTGGGCCATGTGCAAATTCATTTCATCTCCGTCAAACTTTTGCAGCATAAATGGTCTGGGTTTATTGTAATTATTTTATTTTTATTTTTCCAGGCTAACTATACTACACCCCCTAAGTTTCCAAAGGGGAAGGACTGTACCTTAAGCAAACTCGGGATGGCTAATCCTTCATTGTTCACCAACACCTCAGCAGTCTCTGAGTGCCTGTCATATCCTACCATAACGGACTTAGACAGTAGCACTGCGGATTACCCAATCCTTCACATTATTACCTTTGGATTCGGCTATTAACCGAGTTCCTCACAGACGTTTCCTGTAGTGAGTGGTAGTGAAGGCTCTAAGGGACTTCCCGCATCAAGGTGTTTCGCAAATAAATTTATAAATTCTTGGGGCATTTCTATATTATTTTTTTTATGATAATCTAATAATCTTGATAAATGTTGTTCAATTTGATATTTCAAAATTTTATTATTTTTTGACAAATTTTCTTTTGCAGATAAAGGCATCGTATTTCTCCAATTAAAAGCAGCTATTTTTTGCTGTTCTTCATCTTCTAGATTAAATTTTGAAAGAGGTATTACATGGTCAATATGCCATTCTTTTCCACGATTTTCAAGAGTGTAACCATTATCATTATATAATAGCCAATTTAAA